GTCCCAAAAACTTATCTGATATTGTAGATAAAGAGCTTTTAGGTGTGAGAGATTATAATTTTACCACTTCTTTTGATATATTAGAAAATACAAGAAATGGTTTTTATGCAAATCGATTTGTTGGTTTTGATGTTATGACAAGAACACTTGTTGAGTCGGATTTAGGATATAAAAATCATTACAAGTCTACACACTTAAATGAAAAACCAAATGTTCACCTCTCAATCAATAGAGAAGGAAAAGATGCTGGTTTAATGCCACTCTCAAAAGTTAGTGTGTACCCATTTCAATTGTATAGAAACTATCAAGATTATATTAAAACTAATTCGGATAATAATACAAAATTGATTGATGAGACACACACATATATACCACAAAGAAAAGCAATTTTACACAATCTATTGCAGAGAAAAATGAACATTGCTTTGCCTGGAAACTTTTTAATAAGTTCTGGGTTTACTTTGAATATTGATGCACATTCATTTTCTATACATGAAGATCCTACTGAAAAAAATGATAAATCAATTTCTGGTAAATATGTGATTGTTGCAACAAGACATATGATTAAACCGGACAAGCATGAAACATTTTGTGAGCTAGCAACAGATTCCACCAATGCCGGCATTGCACAAGCGGATGATGTCTCTTTATATCAGTCTAAAAATAGATAATGGAAAATACTAATTTTGCCGGAAAAGACGGATTTATTTGGTGGATTGGCGCAGTTGAAAACAGAGTAGACCCGCTAGCAATGGGTCGATGTCAGATAAGAATATTTGGTTGGCACAACACGAATAACTTAAAAGTACCAACGGGATCATTGCCATGGGCCCATCCTATACATCCTGTAAATGGTTCAAAATCATTTTCTGCACCACAGTTGGGTGATTGGATTGTAGGGTTCTTTTTGGATGGAGAAAACGCACAACAACCTGTAATGATGGGTGTTTTGCCTGGGATTAAAAAATGAGTAAAGAATTAGAGAAGTTACACATATTAACAGCTAATGCTGTGATTGCACAGAAGATATATTTGGCAGGTGCAATATCCTCCGCTGAATTTGTAAAAAAAATTAGAGAACTGGATTGTCATTGTCATACCGATATAGTTTTAGATGATGAAAAACATGCCGAACTTGATTGTTGTTATAGAGAACAACTTGATGGTATTTTAAGATTGTATAATTTAGAAAATAAAACATGAGTACAAAACCACCAAATTTAGCAACAGATTCTACATCAGCTAAGCCAAGATTAGCCAATGATGTTCCTGCAACCGGCGGTCCAACTATCTCTCCATATGCAAGAGGCATTATTGCTGGAACATCAATCGATGCAACAAACAATTCATTGGTTCATTCTTGTGATTTTGTTAATGACCTAAAGAAAAGTCTTGGACTAAAAAAATTCTTAAAGGCAATTGCAAAGTGGATCAGGGAAGGCGTTAGAACAATTATGAGAGTTTTGGGATTATCAGATCCATCTGGCACCTTTTCTGAATTGATTAACATGTTAAAATCAGTTGCAGAATTTATCAGATACATACAAAAAGAATACATTGAACCACTTATTGAATTTGCAAAATATGTATTGGTAGTCCTTGTTAAAATTAGAGCTCTCATTCAATGGATTTTAAGTTTACCTGCAAAATTACTTAGTTTATTACGAGAATGTTTGACAAAATTATTAACAGCTTTAGTTGGTGTTTTTGTTGATGATTTTAGTTCAACCGCAGAAAAAATATCAAGTTATACAGTTGGTATACAAAAATTTGCTGATGGTTCTAGTATACAAATATTTGATGATGGTTCACAATTGATTACTGATGTGGCTGGAAATCTTACTTCTCTTGGTCCATCATCTGATATTGCAAGTGGTGATATTGGTAAAGGATTTTCTGAATTGTCGGATGCAGTTCAGAATACAGCAAATGCAGCTTCCGATGCATTAAAAGCGACAGGGGCATCTATCGCACTAGGTGCAGGTATTGCTACATCAGCAACAATTGGATTATTACTTCCAGTAAGTGAAGCTCAAGTTTTAGAAGCAAATGCGGTAATTAAAAATTACACAGGAAGTGTTCCTGCTGGATATCCAGCTCCAGCTAATTTAACACAAAATAATCAAAATCCAGTTTAAGACTATATTATGTCGCAACAAGAAGAATACACAAAAGCATTTGAAACTATAACTGCTGCTTTAGCCTCAAATCCGTCAATAAACTTATTTACAGAGCCGCCATCACCAGCATCAGTTGATAATCCACCATTGTATCCACATAACGATACATGGGATAGCGAATGTGGCCATTCAATGCAATTAGACGACACTCCAGGCAGAGAAAGAGTTCGCATACAACACGGCAAATCTAGAAATTTTATCGAGATGCACCCTAATGGAACTCAAGTTGTAAAAGTTTTTGGTGAAGGATTTGATATTACAATTGGTAAGAAAAACATCTATGTTAGTGGTGCTTGCAATATTGTAGTTAAAGGTGATTGCAACATGCAAATTGATGGTGATTTTAATCAAACAGTTGGTGGTGATTACAATCTTGCGGTAAAAGGTAAAATGGATTTACGAAGCATTAAAGACATATCTATTTCAGGTGATAGTGATGTGGGTATTAGTGCAAATGAAAAATTTGGTGGTGCATTAAGATTGTCAGCGTCACAGAGTTTGAATTTAGGTTCAGATTTGTATGTCAATGGTTCTATCACTTGCGATTCATTAACTGCTGAATCTAGGGTCAATGCAGGCCTTGGTGTATATGCTGGTCCATATGGTTTTACATCATCATTTGGTGGACTTTCACTTGGTCTGCCAACTCCTGCTACACCAGTTGCGGTCCCTGGTTGTATTACAACAATTGGTACAATTACTTCACTAGTCGCTGTTAATGCACCAATTGGTAATTTTATTGTTGGAAACATTGGATTTGCTGCGATTGGTATATCATCTTCTGTATTGATGTTTGATATTGTCAATACTGCAATTTATAACACACATTTTCATCCAACATCTGGACCTAACTCTTTACCATGGATTTAAATTATGACTGAACTATATCAAATATTACAATACAACTTTGACGATCCAAACGGTTCGGTTAAAGATTTTTCTACAGATGCTATAGCACACTTAGATAGTATTCCATCAATGATTGAAGATTGGCAATCACAAGATATTGCTAATAATAGTGTTAATGGATATTTAAAAAATCCAGTTAGTAATGTAACTGCTAATATTTCAAGTTCATCAAATAATATTATCAATGTTCTGGATACAGGCACAAGTTCAAATGCTGTTGGCGTTTTTTATGTTACTACTGATGTTCTAGGAACAACACCAGCGATATCAAATGTGTTTCAGGATATTATAACTGTGTCAGGCAGCTTAATTACACAAAATTCCAACGCAAATACTAGTTTTAAATCACATACCGATAGAGTTTCTGGACTAACAAATTACACTGATTATTTAGGGGACCCAGCAACTTTATTAAAACCATTTTACATTACGGCAATGGGTTATGGAAAAGTTGCCGTTTATATATTATATCAAACTGATGGTATATCAAATTCGTCTGTTGTTTTAGGCAGCTTTACAAGTTTATTAATTAAACCACAACTTGAAGCTTCATATAATTTAATTACAACTTACGCAAACACAATAAATTCAAGCATTACTGTTACAAGTAGTGGAACCGGTCTTTCGAATAGTCCATTTACAACAACAAGAACTTCTAACTTGTCTTTATTAGTAGTAACCGCAATGTATAATGAATTGGCAAATACAAACACCTTGATGGATACCAGACGAACGCATGATGAAACCTACTATACAAATTTAAAAACACTTGTAACCGACTACAATACAGTTAGGCAGTTTAGCCAAATGGGTGAAACACAACTCGATTTAGTTAATAATCATATTGGAACAGATAAGCTTTTATCTAGGATTAACTGATAAATAAGAGATGGCAACCACAACCACACAGATAGTTAGACAGTATAGTGATTTAGATTTAAATTTTACTATTCATCCAGTCAAAAAAGACATAAACCGTAATATCGGAGAAATGGCTGTTATCAATTCTGTTAAGAATTTGATTCTGACTAATCACTATGAAAGGCCGTTTCAACCAGATATTGGTAGTAATGTTCGCCGTCTATTGTTTGAAAATTTAGACAATATTACAGCAACCTTAATTGAGAGTGAAATTAGACAAACAATATTGAACTATGAACCTAGAGTCAATATATCTAAGCTTAATGTTGTTGCTGATTATGATAATAATGGTTTTAAAGTTCTTATGCAATTTTTTATTGCCAACAGAACAACACCAATAACAATTAATTTCTTCTTGGAACGGATTAGATAAAAAATGGCTAATGCTCGTTTAAATATTACCGATCTTGATTTTGATCAAATCAAATCAAATTTAAAAACATATCTACAACAACAATCACAATTTCAAGACTATGATTTTGAGGGCGCTGGCTTATCTGTTCTCTTGGACATTTTGGCATATAACACCCACTATAATTCATACTACTTGAATATGGTTGCTAATGAATCATTTTTAGATACCGCGTTGCTAAGAGATTCTGTTGTGTCACATGCAAAAACTTTAGGTTATGTTCCTCACTCATCGTCATCTCCAAAATCAGTAGTTAATGTAACTGTTGATACTGCGAACACAACTCCAGGAACTTTGACCATTACCAGAGGCACTAGTTTTAGCTCCGACCTGGTTGATGGTGTATCATACAATTTTGTTGTATTAACTGATGTTTCTGTAACAAAATCTGACACAAAATTTTATTTTGAAAATTTGGATATTTACGAAGGTGCTTTGGTAAATTACGATTATAACTATTCACAATTATCAAATCCAAAATCTGTTTTTATTTTGCCTGATAGAAGCGTTGATACTTCAACCATTACTGTATCAGTTAGACCAAATCCTGGAAATACTTCATCGGCAGTATACACCAAATCAACCGACATATTAGATATAACTTCAACTTCAGATGTGTATTTTTTACAAGAAGGTAAAAATACCAACTATCAAATTTATTTTGGTGATGGCGTTTTAGGAAAAGCGCTTGATGATGGTTCTGTAATTTCAGTATCTTATTTGGTAACAAGAGGTGATGCTGCAAACAAATCAAATGCATTTATACCAAATTCGATGATTGGTGGAATGTCAAACATAGTAATTGATGTTGTTAATGTTGCATCGGGTGGTTCAACAAGAGAAACGGTAGACTCAATTAAATTTGGGGCTTCTTCTCAATTCTTAACACAAAACAGACTAGTTACATTTAAAGATTATGAATCATATCTAAAAAAGAATTATCCTAGCGTTGATTCTCTGTCAGTATGGGGTGGTGAGGATCAATCACCACCAGCATATGGTAAAGTTTTTATTTCATTAAAACCAAAAGAAAATTATTTTATTACTGAAACCGAGAAACTAAGAATCGTCAATGAGATTATTAAACCAAAATCAATTGTTGCCGTAACTGCTGAAATTATTGATCCAGAATATTTGTATATCTTGATTGAAAATTATGTTCAGTATGACAAAACAAAAACAACTTTATCACCAATTGCAATTAAAAATGCTATTAGAAGTTCTTTATTAAATTACAGAGATACATTTTTAAATAAATTTGATGCAACATTTGTTTTATCAAAGATGCAAGATTATATTGATTCAGTGGATTTAAATTCAATAGCTGGCTCTGAAACAATTTTGAGAATACAAAAAAGATTTGAACCAACTCTTGGTGTTGGTTCAACATATAGAATAGAATATAATACACCATTGCACCGTGGTACAACAACAAACAAATTAACATCTTCACTATTTGATGTTAATGATATTGACGGTGTTTTAAGAAGTGTAATTCTTGAGGAAACTCCAGAATCATTTACAGGTCTTTCTGAAATTTTGGTGACAAATGCAGGCAGTGGCTATACAACAGCACCTACTGTCACTATCACTGGTGATGGTGTTGGTGCAACTGCTTCTGCCGTGGTTGTCAATGGAAGAATCCAATCTATTGCAATTACTAATAGAGGCATTAATTATAGTCGTGCTATCATTACAGTTTCTGGTGGCAATGGTTATGGTTGTATTGCAACAGCTGTGTTAGATGGAAGATATGGTACGCTAAGAATCGTATACTTTGATGGTAATGCAGAAAGACAAATTGTAAATTCAAATGCTGGTTCAATTGACTATGATACTGGTTTGATAATACTAACTGATTTAAAAATTATCTCTTTGGCAACATTTGATAATTTAGTGAGGTTGACTATTGAATCTGAAAAAGGGATTATTAAATCATTTAGAAATACAATCATCACACTTGATGAGGCCGATACTACATCAATAACAACAGAATTAGTTGAAAGTTAATGACTGATAACAAAGTTTCTCTATTAGTCAACAGACAAGTTCCTGAATTTGTTCGGGAAGAATATCCTGTTTTCATTTCATTTTTAGAGGCATACTATGAGTTTCTTGAGAATAAACAAGGAACACAAAAAAATGATTTGATAGCAAAATCAAAAGACATTAGATATATTTCTGATGTTGATGATTCTATTGATGATTTTGAAGAACAATTTTTAAACACCTATGCAACTTATTTACCCAAAGATACTGAGGTAGATAAGGCTGTTTTAATTAAAAATGTTTTACCACTTTATCTATCTAAGGGTAGTGAGAAATCATTTAAACTTCTATTCAGAATGTTGTTCAACGATGAAGTTGATATCATTCTTCCAAAAAATAATGTATTAAGAGCATCTGATGGTAAATGGACTGTTGATAACATTCTTAGAATTGAAACGGATGTTAGAAGTGTTTATACATCAACTGGTAACACAACATTCGTTTTAGCACAACAAGTCAATACTGATGAGGCATTAGTGTATGTTAGTGATGTACTAAAAACATATGCAACCGACTACTACATTAGAAAAGAATCTAAAAAGTTAATATTCAATACTGCACCAACTGCAAATTCAATCGTTAAAGTTGTTTATACCAACTTTGATGTTGCCGCTCTAAAGAGTAGAAAAGTTACTGGCATA